GTTCCATGGCCTGGGATGTGATTAAAAACAGGAACAACTAGGAGATAAAATGCCGAATTTTACAGCAGGAACCAGTTTTGGTGCAAACGATACGGTAACCAATACAAAGCTTAACGCTTTGATTGCTGATGCCAGTATTAACCCAGAGTATGCAATTAACCTTAACTCTGGAACGATTGGAACGCTTTCCTGCACAAAGGGGACAATCCCTACCCTGGTAAGCACGACTGGAACCATTGCCACGATTAACAGCACGACTGGAAATATTGGAGCTGTTGTTGCGACTTCGGTTAGCGCTACGAGCGGGACAATTGGCGCGACTACCGCAACTTCAATTAGCGCAACTTCTGGAACAATTGGATCGCTTAATTCAACATCTGGAACAATTCAGACGCTTACGGCAAGCACTCTTTCTGGAACATTGACTGGAGGAACATACTCTGGATCGCTTGGAACTTCATGTAATTTTACGGCAGGTACTGTTCAAACCCTTACTGCTGGTACTCTGACTGGAACTCTTACTGGTGGAACATATACTGGTTCGCTAGGCACATCCTGCAATTTTACTGCTGGAACGATTGGAACATTTAGAGCAACGAATAACGCCACGATTGCTGGACTCACATTTGGAACTGGAGGCGGTGGAAGCATTAATACTGCTGTAGGTGGTGGAAATACACTTGGAAGTTGTACTGGAAGTTTCAATTCTGCATATGGATATTCAGCATTATCATCAAATACATCTGGATCACAATCATCAGCATTTGGATATAATGCTCTTGCATCAAATACAACAGGCGGAAGCAATGTTGGAATAGGCGTAAACGCATTAAATTCAAATTCAACATCAAACTTTAATACAGCAATTGGATATTCTTCATTATATTTAAATAGTTCTGGAACAGGAGCAAATACAGCAGTTGGATATCAGTCAATGTATATTGTTACAAATGTTGCAAATTCATCTGCATTAGGAGCAAATGCAACAGTAACTGGATCTAACCAAGTACAACTTGGAGATTCTGCAACTACAACTTATGCATATGGAGCCGTGCAAAATAGATCAGATATTCGAGATAAATCCGATGTAAGAGATACAACTCTTGGTCTTGAATTTGTAAATCAATTGCGACCAGTTGATTTCAAGTGGGACATGCGAGAATTTTATAAACCAGATTTTGACAGAGACGCTAATCCAGAAATATACAAACTTTCAAATATTACGCATGATGGAAGCAAGAAGCGCAATCGCTATCACCACGGATTGATTGCCCAGGAGGTTAAGGATGTTCTTGATAAGAATGGAATTGATTTCGGTGGATTTCAAGACCACAAAATAAGTGGTGGTGATGATGTGTTGAGCATTGGCTATAATGAACTTATTGCTCCAATGATCAAAGCCATCCAACAACTTTCAGCAAAAGTCGATAGCCTGGAAGCTCAACTGGCCAACAAATGACGCTGTCACAAATCGCTCAGTTTGCAGGCGAGAAGATCGGTAAAACTGATGCCGATACGATCACGTTTCTGCAAAAGGCAGCAGCGCTGAACTATCGGCGCGTATGGAACTTTGCGCCTTGGCGGGAGACTGTTACAAATTCTACTTATGGAATTACGGATGTTGGACAAGTAATTATTACTGGATCTGGAAGCACCACCTCAAATGGAACTTACTCAAGAACCTCTGGTGGAACAAATACAATTTATTCAACTACTGGGAATAATAATTATATTCAATACACATCTGGGAATTGGCAGATTTTTGACTATTCAATTGGGCTTGTAACGTATTATAGCAATGGAACAGATTTAACGAGTTGGAATATTACATCTGGATCTTCTCCAGCACCATCTGGATCTATTACATTACTTCGAACAGTAACTCTCGGAACAAACGTCGAGGCTCCGCTTTCTGTGGCCTGGGGCGATGACGAACTTACCCCGATGGACTTGGCGACAATCATTTCACAGGATGCTGATCTCCTTGATATAAGCAGGACTGGCACACCGCAGGCGTACTACTTCAAGGGTCGCAATACTTCTGGTGTGGCTGAAATCGATGTTTACCCAGGGCTTGAATCATCCAGCACGACAACGCTGAAGGTTGTCGAGAAACTCCAAGCCCTTACGCGCTCAAATTATCCTGTGGATTTTCCTCCATCTTCTAGCGCTTTAAACGATGAACTTCGCCTTCCTCATGTAAGCCACGTTGTGCTTGCCTTGACCCATGCCGATGCCTTGGAGCGTGAACGGCAGTATGGTAAATCGCAGATTGTTGTTCAGTCTGCAAACTCAGACCTTGCTTCAATGGCGAACTATGAATTGAGCCAGGTTGGTGGAATGAAGCAAATCACTCCAGCCTCGCTAGGCGAACTTGGATTAGAAGAGATCATCTAAAGCCATGCCGTACTTCACGGATGCCACAGATGATGTCTTGTCGGTAGCTGTAACCCCTAGCTTTGAGGGTGGGCAAGTATCTGGAATTAGCCCCAATCTGATCGCGGATAATGCAGCCTCCGAGCTGCTCAACATGACCATTTCTCCGAATGGGAATCTTCAGACCCGCCAAGGTATTGAAACTGTTTCAACAAGCTTATCCACGGCCAGTACGGTACAGGGCATGTTTTATTTCGATACTCCAGATCTGGAGACGATTATTGTTGGATCGAATGGAACTCTTTACAAGTACAATACTGGATCAAGCACGTTCTCTGCTACAGGTGGAACATTTAATAATTCAGTCAATCAACTTGAATTTGCACAGTTGAATAACAAGCTGTTCTGGGCCGATGGGCAAAGCTACTTGCAGTTTACCGATGGAACGGATAATCATCGCCAGGGTACTAGCGTTGCGTCGATTACAGTTACAAATGGTGGTAGCGGATATACAAGCGCTCCAACAGTAACAATTGGAACTCCAGACGCTGGATATGGAACAAGGGCAACAGCTATTGCAACTACTGTTGCAAATAAAGTTGATACAATAACTGTGACATATGCTGGATCTGGATATTTGACAGCACCATCAGTTACATTTAGCGGAGGAGGAGGAAGCGGTGCAGCAGCCACAGCGGTTATCTCAACACAACTTGCACCTACTGGCCTTCGCCTAATCAAGTCATTTACAAACAGGCTGTTTGCCGTTGGAACAGGCGAAAATCGTAATACTCTTTATGCATCCGACATTCTAAATCCAGAGATCTGGAAAACCACCAATTCAATCATTGTTGGCGGTGACGACGGCGAAGACATTATTGCGATCCAGCCTTTCTATGGATTTCAGATCATCGTTTTCAAGCGAAACAAGATCTACCTTGTCAACGTAACACCAAGCACAACGCTGACTACTGGAACAAGTGTTTCATCCGTTTCCAATACAGCAGCAGAGTGGACCGTGCAGACAATTTCAAACAGGGTCGGGTGTATCGCTGGCAGATCTGTAGCGCTTGTAAACAAGGACGTTTTCTTCCTGTCAAATGACGGAATAAGGTCGATCTCGCGATCAATGGCGGATGACTTCTCGACCGTGGGTTTGACAATCAGCGAACCAGTCAAGGACATCATTGCCAGGATCAATCGCAGTTATGTGGAAACCGTGAATGCTACTTTCCACAATAACAGGTATCTGATGGCGATCCCGCTCGATACGGCAACCAAGCCAAGTCACGTTCTTGTCTACAACTCAATCTTCAACTCATTCGAAGGCCTATGGGAAATACCAGCAGCCAGGATGGTCGAGACAAGCTTTAGCTCTGGGTTTTCAACCAATACGCCAAAGCTTTGTATTGGGACAACCACGTCGAAGATTGGTCACTTGACCGACTATAAGGACGGAGACACGGTTGACCCGACTACTGGATTCCAAGACTTTGGTACTGGGTATACAAGCAGAATCACGACCAAGGCGTATGAATTTGATGATCGCTTTGCGCTTAAATATGGATCGCACTATGAGATCGAGTTTTATTACTCTGGGTCTACAAACGCCACGATCAGCATGCGTAGGGATACCGACGGAAACGATATTACGCTTGGTACTGGCGTTGATACAACCTCACCAAATGGGATTACCCTTCCGTTTAACCTTCCAGCCTCGTTCAGCTCCCAGGTCGTAAAGCGCAGGGCGGACAGCCTTCGTTCTTACGAAAAATGGCGTAATATGAAGTTGAAGATTTCGGCTCCATCCCAAAAGCTTGCCATTCGCGGGATTATCATGGCAGCTAACCCAGACACAATCCAGATTCAGCAGAATATATGACCCAGGTAGAGTTCCTTGAGAAAAGCGGTGTTTCGGAGTCTATGTCACCTAATTTCAGCGATTGGGTGGCCTGGTTCGATAGGCATGGGCTTATGGGTACTGTAAGAAACAAACAAGGAGATATTATGGGTGTCGCGCTTGCTAGGTGCATTCCTGCTGGCGTAGCCCCAGACCATTATGTCCACGACGAGTCTGGTGATAACGTATTTGTTGACTTGTGCGCTACTAATGGTATTAGAAAGGCTGAGTCGGTACACCCGCTCAAAGGCTTGCTATTGATCCTTTTGGATCGATTTGGACCACGCAAGCGCATCATTTTCAATCGTCTAGGCAAACCAAAGGAGTACGACTACTACAAATTTATGAGAAAGGCATTGGCTTAATATGGGCAAATCACCATCAATTCCGTCGGCTCCTCCACCTCCAGATCCTAGTGCTGTGGCACAGGCAAACGCCGAGATGTATCGCAAGAATATCGACACCTATATCGAAAAGCAGCCTGCCATGGCCGAGCTTGAGAACAAGCTTCGCATGCAGTACATGCCTCAACAGCGTGAACTTGAAAGGCAGTTGTCGGCGCTAGACCAAGCTGCCTCTGTTAGGTCACAGTTGCAGTTGGAACAGCAGTATGGTGGC